ATTGCCCCCTTCTTTTCACTACCTCCTCCGCTCGTCATCTGAGATCGAGGATCTCCACCATCCTCTTGCGGCGTATTTATTTTCCCATTACCTTTGCCTAAAAATTCAAATTGATGTTCCAGCGGGTTCTCATTCCCTAAGAATGAAAAATTGTCCGAAAATCCTCCCATTGTCCCCGAGAATGCCGTAACCGCCCCCATTGCATAATTCAAATTTGTTGGATCACCAGTGCTTCCCTCTGCTGGTGGAGCACCAGTTTTCACCTTTGCGTTAGTATCCTGATTCACTTTCTTCTCCTGTTCCTGTAAATATATTTGGTTCATACCACGAAGCCAATGGAATGCCTCAGTGCCAACTAAAACCTTCGCCATTCGAGGGACAATTATAGCTGGAATAGATGTAATTTCTTTGGGTACATTTGCATTGTTATCCACACATACTCTTTTAAATTTTTCAAAAAAAGGGGACTTGTATAAAGATTGGATGAATTCTTTGCAATTTGCACAATAATTACTATAAAAAAGAATGTAAGTTTCCATAATTCTAAATTCGGTAATTTTTTTTAAGTTTAAACTAAAACTGAAAAAAAATGAATTTTTTTTTTAGTAAAAGTAATATATAATATATCATGAGCACAATTACATCTCTTAAAAAAAGCCCCAATGCAATCCAATTCAAAATCAGTAATAAAAAAGAAAATTATGAAATTGCACTAATCAATGGATTGCGTCGTATTATTTTAGTGAATTTAGATTGTTTTTGCTTCAGTCGAGAATTCATCCAATTCCAGAAAAACACAAGTATTTACAATGAAGATTTCATGAGCCAAAGGTTCGCCTTAATCCCTCTAAATGCCAAAGAATTCTCTAAATTGGATATAACCAAGATAGAAGCCCATTTCCACGCTACTTGCACAAATGTAGTCGATCCTACACCTTATTATGCTAAAGATATCCAATTGTTCTATTTGGAAGGAGATTCAGAAGAAAAAAGACTACTTGAAAATAGCAAGTATATCACAATCCCCGATATTTTACTTGCGAACATTAAGCCAGATCAAGAAATGAGGTGCGTTTTTCAAGTAAAAAGAGGAAATCACAAAGAAGATGGTGGGATGTTCTGCCCAGTTTCAAAATGCGTTTATTATTTTGAGTCAGATTCCAAAGATGACACCTCTGTCGCTAAAGAAAGAGAATATTTGAAAACAAAGAGTCTCCTACCATTAGTCTATAATTTTGAGATGGAAACTGATGGGATGTATCCAATCCTGGATATTTTCTCACTCGGGTGCGACTATTATATTCAACTTCTTCAAAATAAGATAGAAGAAATAAAAAATATTGAGTCTAGCACAATGGTTTTTATAGAAACCAGCCCCACGAATATGACCGGGTTTGACTTCATTTTTGAAAAGAGTGATGACACTATTGGGAATGTAGTTCAAACATATGGAATTCAAGACAAAGACATCCACTACATTGGCTATCATATTCCACATCCATTGGACCGCAAATTATATATTAGGCTTGCTCTTGTTAATGAAAAAGCACCTCGTGATGCATATGCGAAAAAAATGATACAGATTATGCAGCGCATTATTTCGATTTTAGAGGGTTTGAAATCTGATTACTTAAAAACCTTAGGTGGTGCTTAACTTTTACCTGAATGGAATTCATATATCCTAAATACCACAGTAATCCAATGACTAAAATAATAATCCGATAGTCTAAAATAATATTGAAAATTGCTTTGGCAATAGACGCCAAAATGATTATAATTATTAGCATAATAATCTCATATTTATAGCGATCTAATTTAGAAAGAATATCTCCAGTTGTTATTTTTTTTTCCATAATTAAAAAATAGTAGATATTTTTTTCCTATTATAATAATAATGACAGACTCCTCATTTCAAGGTTTCAATAATAGTACAAGAAGAAATATGGAAGATTGCTCCCTTTCTAACAAAGATATGCAAGATAAAAAATTTGCATCGTATAATACCACTAATTTCAACAATAATTTCGGACGCAATATTTATATGCAAAGTTTAGATCATTTGGGTATGAGTGCATCTAAAAATAAAGATGGCTATGGTCAAATAGTTGATATGGAATCTAACCTAAAGCAAGGCTCAATTACGAACTATAAAGATAAGCAGCAACTCCAATCCAGGGGATTCAAAGGATCCCCTTATATGGGCGCCGGTGAGACGCATATTGTAAACCCTGTATTATACAGTAAATTAGTCAGTGGTAATGACACCAGAGTGAAAAAAGCGGCGGATACTTTAGCCGGTGTTAGTATTGATCGTTTTATTCCTTTAGTTCCTTGTTTGCAAGAAAATATACAGAATCCTGAACACATTATTCCACAATATTGGGTTCGAGGAGGAGAAAGTAGCCGGTCCTATATTCAGAATATTGACTATTACCAATTATGTGGGATTAAAAAGGAATAATATAATTTTCTCTTTTAATAATATATTATGAGTTCTAACCGTCTTATGTATGATTCATGTGCCTATCAAAAGACAATAAGCGAGAGCACTGGCTCATTTGCATATGCCATGTATACCGGTAAATATGAGAATTGTGCCAAATGTAGAATTGAATTGGGACAAATCGGTGGTAATGGAGTGAGTCTTTTTAGTGGGAATTTAGTGGATTTAGAGTCAGACTTAAGAGGTCAAACTCGCCCAGCATCTTTGTGCCCCAAGGATCAATTCCAGCCGAGCTGTGACCGCAACTCCAAATCTAGGTGCGACGGATTGCCTTGTGCCCCAGGAAAACAATATCCTTTAGTCAATCAGCCATCTTGTCAAATGGTGCGCTACCCTTCTATTCCCAAGGAGCCTCCTTTTCAGCCCATGACTTGCCAACAACCTAGGTATTAATTGGGGGGGGGAGATATTACATAAATTAAAAATATAGTTTTTTTAATTTATTTCTATATAATATTAAAAGATGAGTTTTAATAGACCCTTATATGATCATTGTGAAGGAAAAAAGAGAATACAGGAAAGCACACAAGCCGCAAATTATAATGTCCAAACACCCGTCATTTGTGGAAATTGTCTACCTGATGATCCAAGAATTCATCCCAATCGAACTGGAGTCAGTATGAATTCTGGTGTAGATTGGCGCTTTTATGCTGGACCCATAGATGTAGAGAGCGACCTTTTTAATTTAAATAGGGTCGCCAGTAATTGCCCCAAGAATAAATATCATCCAGATGCAAGGAATTGCAGGGCGGTCAATCAGGGACAACCCGCTGGGGCTGGTGTTATTTCTACAACTATGCCAATTGAGGGGTTTGAGGCGAAACCACGACAGGGTCTATTTCGCAAGAATGGACAGCGATGCACTGACAATAATCTAGTGGACTTCCCATCTTGCTCTTTTAACACGGAGGACACTAGGCTCTCCAATCCACCTGCGACTTTGCGTGGGACCGGTATAAATCGTTTCCAACCCATGGGTTTGAACCCCCAGGCGAAATTATTTTTCCCAGGTGAATACCACACATCCACTCGCCTAGTTTTTCGCGATAATCACCGCCCTTGCATCCCTAGTCTAAAGGTCATCAGCGAGCCACCACTTCCCCCTGCTAAACCACTTCCTTGCCATAAGACTGTGCCGACTTGTGCTGCACCGAATATGCCTATGTATCAATATGATGTGTTTGGATAGATGAAGTAGCCAGCTTGTCCGCCCATTCATTTCCGAGGCTGTGTGCATCTTTTTTGCCTGTATGGGCACGGACATGCTGAAGAGTGACATTTGGATAATTTTGGAAGAGGATAAATCCCGCTTTTACTTTTTCAAAATTAGGGATCGGTTTGTCGGACTTCCAATGTTTGAGTGCCAATTTATAGCCATAAGATCCCATGCATTTTATGGCGTATTCGGAGTCCGTCATTACGACATACTCATCTCCTTTTCTAATTTCTTTCTCTAAAATCTGGAAAACCCGGAGGATAGCCTCCAATTCGGCGGCGTTGTTAGTTTGTTTTCCGGAGATTTGCTCACTCACATTCCTCTTATCTCCTAGACCAAAGAATATTCCAATTCCGGCTTTTGCATTTTTTTTTCCATTGTGTATACATGCGCCGTCTGTGTAGACATATTTTTTAGGAGTTGATGGGGATGAATCTATTTTTTCAACTGTAAAATTATCTTTTTTATCTTTCATGAAACAATTGCGAATAATTTTTTCTTTGGTTTCTTCTTTTATATTGGACTTTTGTATATTAGAGAGTTGAACTGGGCAATTTTTAATCACTTTTTCTTGGTCCTTCTGATGGTCCTTGTGGTGTGGCTCTTTCTGGTGGTCCGTCTGGTTGTCCTTTTTAGGGGAGTTTTCTTTTACAATCCATTCTTTAAAATATCCCATGCTTTAATTAGAATATAATATTTTATTTTTATAACTTATTTTCAAATACCATTGACCCATCGCGATTTTTCATCATATAAATATTGGGATTAATAATAATCTCTCTGAATTCTATAAAAATTATAAATATATTTCGTAAGTTAATCCCATTATTGCCATATCTCGGCGCTATTGGGCTTATCAAAGCTGTTGTTACTTCTGCCAATGAAAAAACCATCACCAAGATTAGTTGGATAAAATGCAACAACTAAAATACTGCTTCTGTCTTTGCATTTTGGTAGCGTCTTCACGCATGTCGCATCACTGCAATCCGCATTTAGCCGCCAAAACTTAGCTGTATCGTCCAAGCTGCCAGTCATTAGATACTGACCAGATGGATGAAAGTCGACAGAAGTAATACTACTGGTGTGTCCTCTCAGTTTACAGACGAATCTAGCAACTCTGCGATCCGCATTAATCTCCCACAAGTTAACAGTATAATCATTGCCACCAGTTGCGAGATACTTCCCAGATGGATGAATTGCCATAGTCCTAACGCTAGAACTAATGATTCTGTTGGGGTCTTTAAGCTTCAGCATGCAAGATGCATCACTCCCATCGGAACTCAGTATAGATCTCAGTTCCCACATCTTGACTTTTTTATCTTGGCTGCCTGTTGCAAGCCACAGTCCAGATGGATGAAACAAGACGGTGTTAACACCGTCACGGTGTCCTTTCAGTGTAGAGACGCATGCCGCATCAGTGAATTTATCGTCAAGCTTCCACAACTTGGTGGTCTTGTCTTTGCTAGCAGTTGCAAAATAATTCCCAGATGGATGAAATGCCACAGAGTTAACACCGTCATCGTGTTCTCTCAGCATGAATAAGCATGTCGCATCAGTGAAATTATCGTTTAGCTTCCAAAACTTGACGGTACCGTCAAAGATGCCAGTCACAAAATAATCCCCAGATGGATGAAATGCCAGAGATTTAACTCCGTCATCTTGTCTTTCCAGAGTGAAGACGCATGTCGCATTACTGTGATTCTTGTTCAGCTTCCAAAACTTGACGGTATTGTCATTGCTACCAGTCATAAAAAACGGCTTGAATGGATGAAATGCGACTGCCCAAACAGAGTATCTGTGTCCTTCTAGGATGGAGCCGCATGTCGCAGCACAATCTTTCAAGTTAAAAATATTCATCCGCGAATAAACGGCGGATGTGTGTTTCAGAATTGATCTTGATATCATACGGCGTTGACTATCAAAACAAGTCAGCTTCATCACAAGCAGCGCGCTCAAATTACTACCTCTGCGTATCACAGCAAGCCGCTGTCTGGGATTGATGTTCACGAGTAGCGCAGACCAATTCAGCACTCGGCTAGACACTTCACGGTAATGCGCCAGAGCTTCGAAATACTTCGCATTGATTCCGGAAGCAAACAAATACATGGAATATGCCAAAAGTTTGGTGATTAATCCAGGGTGTTGTGGTTTTTGTTTGGCAGGTGCTTTTTGAAGTTGTTCTTCTGAAATCTTACTCATTCTGGGATTCACTAAATTATATAAATTCTATTATTTTTACCTATCAATTTTTTTTATAGATCAATACGTGTAATATCGCCATAGATAATTCACATCTTTCTAATACTAGACCGCAAATAGAATTTATATAAACTTTAGAAAATTGGGGCGGCTTAAAGAAAATTGAATTATCTAATGTAAAATATGGAAACATCAAACATTACGATTGAAGAGAGTTCAACACTCCAAGAAGTGAAAACTTTCGAAGAATTAAATTTGTCAGATGAAATTTTAAGAGGAATTTGTGCACATGGTTGGGAAAAACCGAGTGCTATTCAGAGAAAGGCGATTTTACCCATTTTGAAAGGGAATGATATTATTGCCCAGGCTCAATCTGGAACAGGTAAGACTGGAACATTCTCTATTAGTGCATTATCTATTGTTGACCCCAAATTAGAGGTTCCCCAAGTATTGATGCTCAGTCCCGTGAAAGATTTAGCAATGCAGACATATAAAATTGTGAAATCACTGGGAAATTTTACTGGAATTAAGACGAGTTTATTGGTTGGAAAAGGGTTGGGAAAATCGGAATCAGATTATAGTACGCGAGATGATATCCCAGCACCGGATTCAAGGAGTCAGATTTTTGTGGGAACCCCGGGAAAAGTTGGGGAATGGTTGCGTAGAAAAAGATTGAATTTGAGCTCACTGCGGCTGATGATTTTGGATGAGGCGGACGAAATGTTGAGCAAGGGATTCAAGGAACAGATCCAGGAGATTTTCAGTTTTATCTCACCTGATGCTCAAATTGCACTTTTCAGTGCAACTATTCCAAGGGAGATATTGGATATTACGAAGGATTTTATGAAAAATCCGGTGAAAATTTTGGTAAAAGAAGAGGAGTTGACTTTGGAGGGAATTAGCCAATTTTATGTGAGTTTGGAGAATGAAGAGCAGAAATTTATGGTATTGTCTGATATTTATGAGACTGTTAGTGTGAGTCAAGGAATTATTTTCGTGAATTCAAAGCAGAAATCAGAGGAATTGAGGGAGAGATTGGAGAAGAAGAATTACACTGTGGGGCTGATTCACGGTGGTTATAACCAATATGAGAGGAATGATATTTTGACTGATTTTAAGATTGGCAAGACCAGGATTTTAATTGCGACTGATATTTTATCAAGGGGGATCGATATTCAACAGATTTCGCTGGTTATTAACTATGACATTCCGTATAAAGTAGAGCCATATATTCACAGGATTGGAAGAAGTGGGCGCTTTGGCAAGAAGGGGATTGCTATTAATCTGGTGACGATGGATGATGCACAGAATATGAAGAAGATTGAGAGACATTATTGCACCGTTGTTGAGCCATTGCCGATGAATTTTATGGAGCTCGCGGGGTGAACTGCCGTTCCCCCCTTACCCCCCCATGCTCTTGAATCCCAAAAAGTGTAGTTTCTGCATGCTCTTGAATCCCCAAAAGTGTAGTTTCTGCATGCTCTTGAATCCCCGCAATTGCCGCTTTAGGGCAAAATTACTGATATTATACTGATGAAGCAAAATTATTTAATAAATAATTTTGCTATAATGCGGCAAAGAAGAGGGGAAATTGTTTTTCAAATACACTTCCCAATAATTGCCAAGATTTGCAAATAGGCATGGGAGGTTAGGTGGGCAGTGCGCTCCCCCTTTTTTTGCAATAATGCGGCAAATATTTAGGAATTATTGTTAAAAATAAAATTGCCAATCATTCTAAATGAGCATGGGGGGGTAAGGGGGGAAGCGCGCTTCCCCCCGGCTAATTAATTTCTAATATAAATTAATCCCAATGGAATTTATATTAGTTTCTGCAATTGCCGGAATGGGATATTTACTAAGCAAAAATAATGTCCCAAGGCAGACAAAAATTACTTATACGGATCCTGTATCCAAAAATTATAAACCCAGTGGAAATACTATTTACGACAATACAAGGAGTCAGACTGTCTGGAAAGAACAACAAGAATTAGCGGACCGTATATTCGCCAAAAGTAAAAATAGTCTGAAAACAAATTATATGATTGCTGGTCCACCGGTCCCTATTTTCAATAAAGTAGATGGTACAGATCGAACCCTTCCTGTCGAATTTATTGGAGCAAATGGGCTAAAACAAAAAGTTCAACAAATCGAAAAAGAGCTGGCACCAAAAGAATACAAAGCCCAATTTGATCGGAAAGTGAATGATTTAGATATACCAACATTATATAAAGATTACGCCTCCGCCGGTGGTTGGAATGGCATATCTCTTACAGGAAATCCTGTAGATCGCGAGAGCTTTTTTCATAACAATATGGTCCCCTTTTTTGGTGGAACTGTGAAGCAAAATATAGAGGAAAACTCCAATCAAACTCTTCTTGAGAGTTTCACCGGGAATGACCCAAATTATCAGCAGAAAGTCGAAGTTAAGCGTGACGATCTATTCAAACCCGTTGCAAATCTCACTAATCCATATGGTACATCCAATTTAGATGGATATAATTTAGATCGTTATATTGTCAGTAATTTGCGAAATAATCAGGCGCCTATTGAGCCAATTAGGGTGGGTCCTGGTTTGAATCAGGGCTATACTGCTGAAGGAAGTGGAGGCTTCCAGCAGGCGAACACTCTTGATTTCGTTTTACCAAAGACGGTTGATGAGCTCCGTGTGAAGACGAAGCCCAAAGTCAGCTATGAGGGTGTTGTCGTTCCAGGCAGCCATATTGCGAAGCCCGGGAAAGTGGGTGTTGTCGCCAAAAATAAGCCAGATACATTCTATGTCAATGGTCCGGACCGTCTCTTTACATCTGTTGGTGATGTCACTGGACCCACTCTTCGCCCTGATATACTAATCAGGTACACGAATCGCAAGACTACTGAATTGAAGAACCGTGTGGGACCAGCTACTGCGGCAGCAATCGGAAGCCAGCCCCAGATGAAGCCGGTATTCAAAGAATCGACGCGTATTAATTTTGCAGGGGCGAATCCAAGGAATCAGAATGCAGTGGGTCAGTGGCAGATCAATGCGCCCAATAAGGCTATCCCAAATGATTATGGTAGGGGAGCTATGAAAACGAAGCCCAATAATCGCCAAGTTACTGGTCCAAAGATGCAGATTACGAATCTTAGTGTTCCCAATAAGAACGCCATGGCGCCCAATCAGCCCAATGTCCGCCATACCAGGAAGACCAATGTTGTGGGCAATAATCGCTATGGTAACTTCCAGAATACGGGTCCCAATAGAGGCAAAGTATATGACCCCAATGATTTGCCCAGAACCACTGTCAAAGAGCAAATGGTTAACAATAGTCACCAAGGATACTTCCAGAATACTGGTCCCAATAGAGGGCAAGTATATGACCCCAATAATTTACCAAGAACGACCATTAAAGAGCAGATGATAGACAACAACTACCAAGGAAACTTCCAGAATACGGGTCCCAATCGTGGGCAAGTATATGATCCCAATGATTTGCCAAGGACGACCATCAAGGAGCAAATGATTGATAATAGCTACCAAGGAAACTTCCAGAATACGGGTCCAAATCGTGGACAAGTGTATGACCCCAATGATCTCCCAAGGACAACCATTAAGGAGCAGATGATTGATAATAGCTACCAAGGAAACTTCCAGAATACGGGTCCAAATAGGGGAAAAGTATATGACCCCAATAATTTACCAAGGACGACCATTAAGGAGCAGACAATTGACGGTAATAGGCTGGGTGGGATGACTGGGCGAACAAAGGGCATGGTTTATGACCCGAAGAATATTCCAGCGCAGACGATTAAACAGCAAACTATGATGAACAATAGCATGGGTAATATTCAGAATCAATTGAGCGGGGGTGCATATAAGACGAAGAAGATGGACGCAAAGAATACACAGAGGATGAGTACTAGCGTGCATTATACCGGTGATGCAACTGGTCCAAAGAGAGGTGGCTATACGGAGACTAGTGTAAAGGCGAAGAATACTGTGCGCCAATTTTTGACTGGGGAAGTGAAAGGGAATGCGGCACCTGCGTCTGTGAAAGCTCCCAAATCATACGGAGATATGTATAATGCTACGATTCATAGTGTAAGGGAACAAGTCGCTGTTGGGCGAACACCGTCGAAAGAAGGGGCAAAAGTGGGGGTCAGCAAAGAGGCTGTGAATATGAATACAAGTCGACATGGGGACCAAGAGAATTATAGGATAGAGAACCGAGGTGTGATGAGCACGAAGGTGTACAACAGTGTGCCGCAACCAAACCAATTTGGTGAAACGCATTTCAAAGATACTCTCCCAAATTCACCAATAGGTATTGATAGAATAAACCCAGATATTCTCGATGCTTTTCGAAAAAATCCTTATACTCAATCGCTTAGTTCATACGCATTTCAATAAGAATTTTTAACAGTGATTACTGCTGTTTTTTATGATTTCAAAAATAATAAAAAACATAATAAAAAAATTGATAAATATAGTTTTGAGTAAAATGCATTTCAAATCGGAGGTCATTTTTGATTTCATTTTAGGAAATAATACTTCCAATTTTTAATAAAATATTATAAAATTGATATTTTCAAAAAATAGAACAATATGTTCAATTTGTTTGCTTAAATGGCTTCAACCCGCAATCATCGTAATGTTTGGGTTTTTCCAGCCCGTTCTTGAAACCCTCAAAAACAATGATGACATCCCCTTCTGGGGTTTGTTTTGTTATTTCGGGGAACGAAACAGCAAGGGTTTGGAATGCATGATAAATTACGCATTCCCATTCATTCAATAATTGGGGGGAATCCCTTTTGATTTCGTACAAGAATCCAGATGCTTCCTTGTTCATCCGGTCCGAAGCAATTGCAGTCTCATTCCTGCTGAATCTTTTCGTAGGGTCACTCGCAAGAACCTCATAAGCGATATTGAAAAAAATTGCAGATCTTTGTCGCATTGTATTCGTATCCAACGTTGATTGTAGCCTTTTGTAGATAAAACTGTAAGCGAAACTAGCGATTCTCCTCATCCCAACTACACTCATATCTCCTTTTTGGACAGCATTTTTATGGTCTCTACACCTTTTTTGGAACCCTTTTTTATCAAAGACAGGAATAGCAGGTCCAGCCTCACATGAAGAAGCAGTAGCCATTTTGTAGACTAAATATATAAGTAATTTAAAAAATAAACCCATTAATTTTTTTGGGTTTATTTATATTATCCATAAAATATGCATAGTGCATATGGTGCATATGGTACATATGGTGCACCATATAGGCTAGTCTCTAAACACTAGCCCCAGAAGTTCCCCCTCTACAAACAGGGCATTCATTCTTTTTCTCCAATTTTACATAACATGCAAAGCTAATTTATATAGGACCAAGTGGATGATATATTATAATTTATAGGCTTGTATCTAAAATTGCATATAAAATATATTTCATATATATATATGAATTGCATTTTTTGCTGTGTATTTAACCAAGAAAAATATGTTGATATGTTTTTTCTTCTTTTAGAAAGTATATTTATCTATGGAAATTTAAATAAAAATACAAATATATTAGTTTATACCTCCACTCCATTTATGAATATGATTAAACAAAGTCATTTATTTAATAATGATAAAATAATATTTGAAATAAATGATACCTATGATAATATTAATAAAGCATGTAAAGCGCGATTAGATTTATTTAATTTACCTTCTATAATAAATTATAATAAAATACTTTATTTAGATACTGACATTTTAGTAAAAGATAATATTAATGAATTATTTAATGTTTGCAAAGAAGACCTTTTATATGTGTTAGAAGAAGGTGATTTAACAATGAATGACAATTTTTATGGAGGAAATACATTATTCGGGAATGAAATTAATAATTATAATGATAAGTCAGCATTTACAAGTGGAATACTATTATTTAATAATTGTGAAAAAATAAAAGATTTATTCAATAGAATAAATGAAGATATTGTTAATAGACCCAATAATTTTTCTTGTCATGATCAACCATATATAGTATATAATGCTTTCAAATATAATTTATATAATAACAAAATTCTAAAATCATTTATTGTGAATAATGATAATGATATTAATTCTGATAAAGTAATTCATCATTTTCCGGGAGAAATGGGAATATATAAATATAAAATTGACGCTATGACTATTTTTTTAAACAGTTTAAAAAATAAACATAAAATATTTATAGAACAAATAATATCAAATAGTTTTACATTAGTAAGCAGAGAAAGATTAGAAAATATTTATAGTCAATGTTCAAAATTCAAAGATACAAACTATTCTTTCGTAGAATGTGGAGTTGCGAAAGATGGATGTTTAGCAATGATAAAATTTGCTTCTGGAAAAAATAATAGAATATTTGGTTTTAATATAGGCGATAATTTATATACTATATTTGATAAATTAAATTTAGATATGAATAATGTTACACTAGTGAAAGGATTTTTTCAAGATACATTACAAATTCAAGAAAATATTGATAATATTGGCGAAATTGCTGTTCTTAGACTAGACGGAGATTGTTATGAATCTACCAAAATATGTCTAGAAAAATTATATGATAAAGTTATAGAGAATGGTGTAATAATTATTGGAGCAAAAATAGCAACAGATGAATTTAGAATAAAACATAAAATTATAACGCCATTAATTCAAACAGATTATACAGAATATTATTGGGTAAAAAATACTAACGTTGACATTTTATTATCAAATACATTAAATATTGAAGATGATATGTGGACGTGTTCTTTAAAAATGAGATATGATATTTATGATTTTTTTAAAGATAAATCACATTTTAAAATAGCAGAAATTGGATCTCATAAAGGATATTCTACAAAAGTTCTATCAAAAATATTTTCAAAAGTATATGCAGTTGATAAAAGTATTGAATGGACTAATTTCAATAAAAATTTTAATAAAGATATTACAAATATAGAATATGTAATATTAAATATATATAAAAATAGTTGGGAAGTATTACCAGATGATATCGAAGTATCATTTATAGATGCTGATCATAGTTATAATGGTTGTAAAAGTGATATATTTAATTCTATAAAACAATTTAAAAATTTGAAATACATTATTTTTGATGATTATGGTGTTTGGAATGGTGTGAAACAAATTATAGATGAATTACTTAATAATAAAATTTTAAAGTTTGAAAAGTTTATTGGCATAACGGATGTTCCTGGTCCAAATGGTATTGTTAAAAATGTAAATGAAGGAGTTATTTGTAGTATTGGTGATTTTATAAATAATTTAGAAAATAAAACATATACTTGGGGAAATTCATATATAAAATTTTTAGATCATTTTAAAATGGATGCTTTTGGAGAAGGACATTATGCATTTATAAATAAACAAAACATTATTGCAAACTTTGGTGGAAAAAAACATAATATAATATTTAATGATGATTATACATCATTTACATCTACTAGAAAAAGAGATTTGCAAATTGTAAATGGAAATTTGCATAATATATAAAAATGATGTGTTTATAGATTTTTCAATTAAACTTGTACACCGCTGCAAACAGGACATTCGTTCTTTTTCTCCAATTTTACATTATGATTGTACGGACTTAATGTGATATTCTTTTTATTTGTATAGCACAATATACATTGATCTGCAAATGTCTTTTATCCATAATATATTCAATTGGAATAGATAAAGTTTTATAAGCAATCATCATGATTAACTATTTATAATTGTAAAAATTTTAAGAATCGCCAACAAGCATTCTGATCTGGTTATTCTAAAGCACCTAATATAAAATGACTACAAAGTAACTGATTTGTATGCCGCCATCATCTTCTTTTTCGCCTCTTCATGGTTCACAATTGGGCGCGGGTAATCTTTCGCGTTCCAATCCTGATTAATTATTTGTTTCGCCATATATTTTGATAATTCAGGCACCCATTCCTTTATGTATGTGCAATCTGGATCAAACTTCTCAGTTTGCAGCCAAGGGTTCATCACTCGGAACCAATCCAAAGCACTTGGACCAAATCCCGCAACAACTTGCCAGCCACAATTATTCTGCGTTGGGTCGTAATCATATAGATTATTCGCGAAAAAGCGCTCGCCAATTCTCCAGTCATAAAGCAAATCCTTCGTGAAAAAACTGGCGACCAACATTCTTACGCGGTTGTGCATAAATCCGGTGGTCGTCATTTGCCGAATCCCGGCGTCAATAATTGGGAACCCTGTGCGCCCCTCATAGAATGCAGTGAGAATTTTAGGAATAGGTTTGTCCCATTTTATTTTGTCCCATTTTTTTTCAAAAGCCCCTCCCAATATATACGGGTAATAGTAGATGATGTTATAGTAGAAATCCCGGAAATAAAGTTCCCGCGAAATATCCTTGTCCAATTTTGCCATGAGCTCACGAATAGATATGCAGCCGAATTTATTATATGCGCTCAATTCCGTCGTTGGAATACTTGGTGTATTTCGCGTCTTCTGGTAATCAGCGGGCAAATGTGCTAATTGCCGGAGGGCATTTTCGCGCCCTCCTGGGTGCAAAAGATTGGGGTTTTTCTTGTAAAATTTTGTGAGAAGTCCCGAGCTATTTTTAGGACTTACTTGGAGTTTCGCAAAATTATAAGAGGTTCGTCCGATAGGCTTCCGAATAGGCAGCTCTTTCGCTTTATTATAGTAAGGCGTATATTTTTTATAGATTGTCCCGGATCCAGTTTTTACGCTTCCAATTGGCTGAATGCAAATATCCTCCCTGGACAAGAATTCAACGCCGTGTTTTTTACAAAGAGCTTCTATTTTATCATCTCTTGCCCGGGAATAGGGTGTGTAATCTTGATTTACTCCAATGCGGACTATTTTATATTTAGAGATCTTCAGGAGTTTTTCCAGGATTGCGATGGTATCCCCATGAAAAAAATTCATTCGCCCGCCTTTCGCCTCAATATTTTTTTCTAAATCGCAAAGTGACTCACACATGAATTGGACACAGTTGTTTGAAAAGTAGGGGTTTTTAGTAGGATCAATTTGATCCGGGGCGAAAATAAAGACTGGGATGATTGGTTCCGGAAATTCATGCAAGGCATCTAATGCAGTGTTGTCTTGAATTCTGAAATCTCGGCGGAAAATAAATAATTGGAAGTTTTTTTGAATCATATATCTTTTATACATATATATTTTTTTAGAAAAATATTATATAATAAATATTATACAAATGTCAAATATTATGAAAAATATTTCAGAATATTTTAGCTCTATTAGTAAAGAAAAAATTATTACTGGTATTGTAAATATATTTTTCGCAATTATTATATTTTTATTCTTTTATACGATCGCAAAAATAAGTCTTAAAAATATTGAAAAAATTAATTTTAATAAATCAAATCAAAAAAATAATAATTTAAACATACCAAAACCAAATCAGCAAGATAACGAAAAATTTTCTAAAATTCATAAAAAATTTATTGGAGAATTAGTATTTTATATAATAATTATAATAGGAGTTTTTTTTGCTCTATCAAGAATTGGATTCAATGTTAGCTCTCTTTTAGTTATTTTAGGAACAATTGGATTTGCAATAGCTTTTGGATTACAGAATTTTATTCAACAAATTATTTCTGGTATTACTATTTTAGTATTCAAATATTTCAATTTAGGAGATTTAATAAACGTAAAATCTGATATTGGTTATGTAAAACAATTTAATTTAATTAATACAACTATAATGACAAATAAAGGTGAAGAAATAATAATTCCCAATAATATGATAACAACTGATTTCTTTATGAATTATACAAAAAATGATGTAATATATGGAGTAGTTGAAATTTCGTTATCATCAAATAACAAGATTAATTACCCAGTATTATTTGAGAAAATAAAGAATAGGGTTAGTTTATCAAAATTTGTTATTGATAAGAATGAGTTATTTGTTAATGTAGCTGATATGACAGGACCAGGAACAAAAATATCAATCAAAGCTAAAATTGAAAGTGCAAATTATTTTAACTCATTAAATAATATTCGCTTAATTTCTAGACAGACTCTTGAAGAAGAAGGAGTAAAATTATTGGACAATTTCTATCTATTATAAATATGAAATGTGTTATAATTCTTGAATAATTTTATTTAAGAATATAAAATGCCGAAATATAAATTATATTATTCAGATAAAGAATATAATGAAAAAGATAATATTTTATTTGTTAATTTTTACACAGATGAACATTTAAATATCATCAAAAATTACTTGAATAAAACAATATTATATGATTGCAAGCAAATATTTTTTAGTAATTTAGACAAAATTAAGCAAATTTCTAGAATGAAAATAAATATTATTTCATTTGATGGTGATATTCAAATGGCAATTAATAAAATAAGAAATCGAAAAAAAGATATTATTGGGGTTCTATCATCAAATAAAATGGAACAAAAATTTCTCACTGATCTAAAAAAAGTATATGATATTGACTTTTCAGAGAATAGCGAATATTTTATGAATAAAAGCATTCCTTTATGCATAGTTGATATTAAAAATACACCAGAATATAATAAATTATTGGAGACTAGAATTAGTGAAAATATCCATAAAACATATATTATACATAACAGTTGTGAAAATATATTATATAGTTTATTCATTAATAATTATTGGGATTTGAATATTGATTTTATTAATATATATAAAAATTGCTATTTTTCAAATAAACTACAGCCATATGTGAAAAATGAAATTTGTAAAAAATATGGATTAATCGAAAAAATAGAGGGACCTATTATTTATTTCACTGATTTTAATGATGAAGATTATGAAAAAATATTAAATTATAATAATATTATTTTTTTAATTTGGATTAAGATTGGGCAATCTAATAAAATTAAACTTATTAAAAAAAAGAATAATATTATTCATTATGCATCAACAAAATTTTTATTGAAAAATTTGAAAAAAAATAATATCAATGCAAATCTATTTGAAATTCATATTGATGTTCCAGAAATCTTCAAGCCAATTCATAAAAAAGGAAGTAAAATATTAATATGTGATTCCCAAAAATATAATAATGAATTAATTAAAATTCTACCAGAATATGAGCTAGTATTTTCTAATAAATATAATTTAAATGATCCAAATATAGCGGAAGAATTATACCGAAAATGTTTTATTGTTGTTCGTTTAACGGATTGCGATGGTTTTTTACCAATGATTGGTGAATTAAAAGCCATGAATATTCCAATTGTGCATAATTTTAGTGATTATGGTCTTAAATGGGAAACAATTGAAGATGTTCAAGCACATATTATAAAGCATAGTCCACCAGTTATCCAATATAAACATCAATATTCATTTGATTTAATGAAAGATAAAATAAAAAATGAAAATCTTAACATGATATATAATAATTTGGATGAAATTTGTGGATTGATTGGAAAATATAATAATGTAATATTTATAAGTCAGAATAATAATGATAAAATAATTGTAGACTTTATTAAAAAAAATAATCAGGAAATAAATATAGAATTTATATCTTGTAAAAATTTTGATGAAATTAAAAAATCCACGCCAAATCTTATTATAGTAAAAGGAGGTTGTGAGATTGATATTTATAAATATTTCAATGTATCTACTATTTTCATTGTAGACAACCTATTTTCTGATAAATTAGATGTTCCTTATTGGGATAGTAATTGCTATAAATATATAAATAAAAGTGTAATAGAAAAAATAAAAAAATATGATATATCTTTTGTGAATAGCCAGCATATAAATGATATATTGAAAAAGTTTGGAATAATATGTAAATTATTCTATTGGGATTTTATCCCATATTATGGTAAAGAAATATTAAATAATAATAATCGAAAATATGATTATGGAATTGTAAAAGGAAGTAATATATCAAATATTGATGATATTTCCAATATAAAGCAAAAATTATGTGATATTAAAAATATTATCTATGAATCTAATTATGATGTATCCTGTCAAATAAAAGTAGATATATTAATGAATGGTTGTTTATTTAATATTCCAAAATATATTATATTTCGCAAGCAAAATAGGTTAAAATTTAAAAAAGGAGAAGAATATATTATTAAATTTGAGGGGTGCGTGATTACGAAAAAATTGGAGTATGGAATTTGTTTTATAGAGGGTATGAACGATAAGGAATTTATTATTTATTATTATGCAGAGAATGATTTGGAAATAGATGAAATTGAATTTATTAAAACACAGAAAATAAATGATGAAATTATTGGATATAATCCAATTTATTTGAAGGCTCAAGATGTAGAATATTTATATTATATTTATGGGTGCATAAATAATGAAAAAATATTAGATAATTTGGGGATGTCAAATATTTTTAAATATTATAGTAGTGGATTATTAACAAAAAAATATAATGTGAAATTATTGAAAAGAAAATGGTGCTTTGATTTGGGGAAAAATCAAGAAAAATTGGATATGAATGAATTTTCAGAGTTTGTTCTCAAATATTCTAATAATATTATTTCTAGAAAATGCTTAGTTATAAGTAAGAAAATAACTGGTCACGGAGGAAATCAAAAAACAGCTATTCAACTTATTGAATTATTAGAAAAATATTTTATAGTTGAAGTATTTTCAAATAATATGAATCAAAATGATTATAATTTTATTAATGATTCACTGGATCCTAGAATACACAATATGAAAATTATTAAAAAAAAGAGAGATGAAGAAATAGTTGATCATATAAATAAAAATGCATATCAATTTATTATTAATAATAAATTCAATGATTATTTTAAAATTTGTGATAAAATTATTCATCAAAAATTGTTTGTTATTAGTCATAATTCAATGGATCCATTTAATAAATTAATAATAAAAAATCAGGATTATATTGCAAATGTTTTTACAATAAATAAATTTCACCAAGATGTATTAATATATCATGGGCTTAAAATACCTCAGAAAATATATTATAATTATGTTGAAAGAGAGAATTATGAAATAAAACGTAAAAAATTTATTAATCGAATCGCATTTATTGGTAGAATTTCAAAAGAAAAGAATTTAAATCTTATTATTGAGGCTATGAAATTTTTAGAAGGAGTAGAACTAGTTGTTATTGGAGGTGAAAATGAAACTAAAGAAGAAAATAAGAATATCATTTGGAAAGGTGTTCTACAGAAAGATGATATAATTTATGAATTACGATGGTGTGATTATTTAATAGTTCCATCTATGACTGAAGGGCTTCCATTTGTAATATTAGAAGCAATGAATATAGGGATTCCGTGTATTTACAGCAAGATAATTGGAGCTGATGAATTAATTGGAGAAGAGGGTGAGAGAGGATTTACATTTGAACTGAAAGGGTATGAGGATTGTAAAATGAGGATGGATTGGAGTGTTTTTGAAGAAGTAGGTGTACATTTTGAAGAGAATATAAAAAATATTCTTAAGTGCATAAGGGCTGCATATAAGATTTCAATTAAAGAATGGAATAAAATGTCGAAAGAATGTAAGAAATTTATTAAAAATAATTATATAGAAAATAAAACAAGTAAGAAAAATTTGAAGTCACTGGAAATATGTTTATAAATATATAATATAATATCACTTTTAGGCAATTTTATTGGTGAGTTAATTGCAACATTCTTTTTTATTGCAGTTATTTTATTGACGGCATCTCAGGTGTACATATAAAAATCTTTGATTTTTATATCTAGATTTTTATATCTAGATTTTTTATTTTACAAAGTAAAATAAAAAATGTACATATAAAAATAAAAGATTTTTATATCTAGATTTTTTATTTTACAAAGTAAAATAAAAAATGTACATATAAAAATAAAAGATTTTTATATCTAGATTTTTTATTTTACAAAGTAAAATAAAAAATGTACGGTGCATTTTCAACTGGATTGGCACTTACAATAGGTATTCTTTTTGCTTCGAAAATATCTTTAGGTGCTCTCAATCCAGCGGTTGCAGTGGCACTTTGGGCAAAAGGTGCTATTAAAGCAACAACTGCTAATCGTATATATTATTGCTGAAATTATTGGTGGATTATTGGCAGTTTTGTGGTAGAATTATATAAATAAATGGAATAAATAATATTTATGAATATAATACTGAAATGAATTCACTAATATTATTAACAACTGCCATACCAAGAGGCGATTTACATAAAAAAACAATTCATTTATTTTATGAAAAATTTATTAAATATTTATATGGATATACAATTCATCATATAATAAATATAGATTACCCAGATAAAATAAAACCATTATTTTCTCGGGATGACACAATTAAATTATTTGATCAAATAAGCTATCCAAATGTTAAAAAATATTATATACTCCCAGATGATGCTAATTTTTGCAAAGCATATTGCAATGTTATAGCAAAAATATACGAAGAAAATATTATAAATGAACAGTCTATTTTGTGGTGGTTAGAGGATGATTGGACAATAATAAGAGACTATAATTTTGTGCCCTTATTCCAATTTTTAGGAATAAAAAATACAGCACTCTCATTCACAGATAATGCCCCACTTTGTTCATTTCGAGGTGGTCCAGTAATGAACTATGGTTTTTTTAAAAACTACTTTGATATTCATAAATCAATCCCAATTCACGGCGATCCAGAATATAAAGTTGGAAAACGTATTCGAAATCGGATTGACTACGAGAATGAGATTGGCATTTTTTGTATATATTTACTGGAATTTTATAGGGATAATATAAATATTAAACAATTTCAATATTATTACAAGCGAAAATTTAATAAAAATATAAAATTAAGGTATTTTTTGGGGTTTATGGAGAATATCGGAGATGACAGTATATACTTATATGAATATGAAAATCAAGATTTTTTGTCGAACATTTCACGGCAAAACATTAAAGAAATTTCTAAAAAGATGACAATTGAAGAATTCAAACAAAAATTTGAGAAAAATTCTATAAATTATATAAATTTTTTCCCAGATATATTTGAAGATTCCGGGCGGAAATTTGCAAGCGAAAATAATTTGATTAAATCTGAGAATAGCTATAAATAATCCGACCTATCAAAGCCTGAGTCTATAGGGTTATTTCTATGCCCTGAACTGACTTCTCCAATATGTTGAATAACGCTTGGAGTTGTTGTTCCAATAATTCCGCATAATTCTTGAATATATGAAACAATATTTGAATCCCATTTATGACTTATAAGTGTTTTCCGGATATAATCTGGGTAGATATCTTTGTGGAAAAACATATTACACCCACCAACACTATTTTTCAAAATATATTGGCTTCTTCTCTCAATAATACGGTGGCGCTCAGTTTCCGTATTAAAACCACTAGCTAAAACAAACGGATTTCCCGGATAATCATTTTTCATTGCATTGAATGACGCATCAATTTTGCTTATCCAATCTTTCCGCATAATTGTATCAGAATCCAGGGTAATAAGATGGTCACAAAAAGGATAAATCATGTCCCACCCTGTCAATATACTATCAAACATATTCCCGTGGCAGGTTTTATATACTTTTATTAGATTTGGAATTTTGAAATTTTTTATTAGGGAATGGACTGCAATGTGGTCTTCATTTACATCTTTTGTCAGCGATTCATCCATAAAAACTATGAGACAGTTTGACAAGTCCGCATTTTGGAGAGACTCCAGAAATTCTTTTACATAATTGGCGCGGCTGAAAAAAGGAACGACTAGACCATATTTGTAAGACTTCTTTTTTACATTATGTCGTATTAATCTTCCATAATTCGGCGGAATAATAAAATCAGTGACATCATGAGGATACCATAATTGGAGCGGAATATTCCAGCCAGTCCCCCAAAGATGTTTTGAATTACTTTTTATTTTGGTGATCGTAATAGTATTCGTTTCACTAGAAAACTGGATTGCAAATGGATTGTCTTTTTGGAATCGCGTGCGAGTATCTCCGAATGGATATATATACCATTTATTAGAATAATCTTTTGGGCTTGTTAATTGGATGGTTATAGAGTTTTGATTGGAAACCCCAATTGGAAAAATAATTTCGTTTTGCATAATTTTCCTAACCATTCGAAATATTTGCGAAAAATAGACGTCAGGATGGAAATATTCCTCATAAATCCGACGATTGTTTTTTTGTATTTCGAGTAGTTCATCCGCAGATTTTGAATTATAATAGTCTTTTACTATTTTTTTAAGGTCAACCTTATCCAAATCATCTTCTTCTATAAAAATTCCCACATCCGAATAATCTATTTCATCTTCATATGGAAATATACTAGATGAATTTATTTGAATGGGAATGCGTCCTCTCATTAGAGTTTCGTAAAACCTGACACTAAAGTTGCCGCGACCTCTATAGCAAAGTGTGAATAAATTATTGTTCATATTGTCTTCAAACTCTTTTTTCTGTTTATCTTTTAGGTTGAAAATATATGTATCCCTCAAAATAAAATTAGTCTTTAATCCAGAATCATAAAAATACTGGAAAATTTTTTCCCGCCCATTATTTTTTTGACCTACAAACCCAATGGATAATTCTGGTTTTTCTAAGAAATGCGAGAAATTGCTAGTAATATCGGGTGGCGGAATTATGTATTGATTTATAGGCTTTTGTGGCGTCCATAGAATGCTTGTATTCAAAACAATGATTTGTTTATCATTTGGTAATATTATAGGTGGTACATCTCCAGTGCAAAGATGAACAAACCTCTTATTTTCGTTTTTAGCCATTTCATATTCTTTTCGTAAAAAAGGAAATTTATAAATATTATCAAGAGTAATCAGATTGATTTTCTCTTGTTTTGACAATATTTTACGATTCAGGAAAATAAAATCGACAAGATCCATATTATAAAATATTTAAATAATTTTTATAAATTATTTAGACATAAAGTTGGCATTTAGAGCGGTGCTCTAATTCCTTTGTTGGAGATGGATAAATTATTAAACAATTCGATTTATAGTCCATATTTTATGAATTATAAATCGAATTGAGTTAAATATTACAATCTAGTATTATCATATTTTTCAATTATAATAACATTTTTAAAAAAATAATCTCTTTTTTTATCAAAAGAGCGTGTATATGTTCTATCTTTAAATATTATATTTTTATCAGATTTTCCAATATCATAATCATATTTTTTTTCCGGCAATAGTTTATATATAGTTTTACTTTCATCCAAATCATAAATAGAATTAATATCTTTATGTTTCCATTTTTCTTGAAATATATTTTTTGTATTAGAAGAATTCCAAAGCGATGGTTTTGCTATATATTTTACAGATTCCTCTTCAATATATGATATATTATTTAATGCTAATCTTCTATAAAAATCATCATCCTCATATTGCCCTCCAATAAATCTTTCATCCATAAATCCGACTCTTCTAAATAATTCTTTTCTACATCCAAAAAAAGCAAATCGATAGAGTGCAACAAATCCATACCCCTCATTTATATAATTTAACATTCTGTTAATATCATCTGGTGTTGGTCGAACTTTATAACTACATATTATTACTATTTCATTTTCTGCAGATATAATTGCATGATTCACTAATTTAGAAAAAGACTCATAATTTTTTCCTATAAAAAATCGAGAAGTCAATGGTAATAGACTATTTTTTGTTTCAAGAGCAGCATTAGTGTCATGTGTAATTATAATAATAGATGTATCTAAAATATTTTTTTCTGGTTGTTGTGATGAGATAGTCAAATGTTCATTAATATTATTTTGAATTATTAAAATAAAAAATACATAAATTAATAATATAATGAATGCTAAAAGAATCTTCATTATATATTCTTATAAAATTATATGTGTAATCTACTTAATAAAATCTAAGAATACTTTTTTTTCTTGATTGCATCCGTAGACCATATTAAATATGATCCGTAATTATTAGTATAAGAAGATGTGATATTTCTACCATGATTTCTAGCTAGTTATAATTTGTTTTTCATTAACATTTAATTCCTTTATTGGAGATGGATAGCGGGAGAAAATCGAGCTTAATATTGCGATATTTTTGCATTGTTTGTGACTTATAACAATCCAATAATTTCCGCCTTTTTTCACTTTCTTCGGCAAATGGTATATTTTTAAATTGGTCTTCACTATTATAATTTAAGCTTGGATGAAATTTGTAAATTTCCGGGGATTTTCCGGCTTTGTAATATTTGCAAAAAGCATTTTTCATTATATTATGAAGTTTAATATGGTCAATATGTCCATATTCACCGAATTCATTATGTGTGTAAATTGATTGAATATTTTTGAAATTATCCAGGACTTTCACAATTTTTTCTTCTATTTCAAATTCAGATTTGAGCCGAAAGGATTTTTCAGGATAATTCCAAATTTCATAGGAACAACCAGTAATTTTCATTGCATTTTTAAATTCATTCTTTCTTAGCTTTGCAATTTCTAGTCCTAATTTACTTAATCCAAAAACCACAATAACATGTGTCTTATCATCCAATTTTTCATCGCACCAAATTGATTCATCGTCAGGATGCGCTACAAATACTAGACGGGTTATCTCTTTCTTCTTTTTTAAAAAATAGAATTTGTATTGGTCCCTTTTGGAAAAATCTGGGCGACTTATATTTTCTCTAAAAATATGGAGATCATTTGGATATGTTTCAAATGTTATTGGCTCAAAATAAGGATAAATCATTTTATCAAAATCCAATTTATATTCCGGCATTTCAAAATAAGGTAAATCAATTTTTAGAAAATAGAGCCCATTGTCACGTAATGCGCCGTAAATATTTCTTATATATTCAATTATTTCTTCTTCTGTCCAATCTTTACTGATTGATGGAGCCCCTAAAACACCAAAATCTAGGATAATATGAAAATTATTTTCATCCAACATTTCAGTAACTTTACATTCTAGTAAGCCATCATTTTTGTATATCTTATTTTCAATAAATGGCTCCAATTGGTAATAGATAATACTGGGATTACCTAATAAATCTTTATTTATAATATTATAATTTTCAAAGCCAATATCAAGTATTTTTGGAAGAAGATGATGTTGCAAATGCTCGCCAATTTTTGGGTATAATTCTTGCATAAAAATCCGGTCAGAATATTTATTCCACCATTGTATAATACTCTCTTTTTGTGATTCTTCCAGTTGACTAATAGCATCATTAAAATTTTTATTGTTGTCAAATTTACAAATTGATTTGTGATTTTGAAAATAATATGATTTTTTACACGAAAACCCACATTCACATTTATATGCGACTGTCATATAATATAATCCGATAAATTATTTGTAGAATAACCATATTGGAATGTATATGATTCTTTTGGCAATTCAATTTTTTTATGAAGTTCGCAATCATTTATATTATGCCAACTTATAGGATAAAAATAAATTGATGGGAAAATCGTAATATTTTGAGTGGATAATATGCGATTCAAATATAGAGGTCCAGTAAGTTCACAAACACCGTGAATCATCCGTCTTCTGGTATAATCTTGTTTAGCAATTCTTGTATTTCCCCAATCTCTAATTATATATTTTTCTATACCATCGATTAATAATCTCATTAGTGGATTATTTTTAGAAGATCCCATTACACTATTACAAATTGTATTTTCATATTTTTTTTCTTTTTTTGTTGTTGATTCCAAATTATCGGGAGACTTTCCTGCAAAAACATCTGATTCATTAACTTGTTCAAGTAATGAGTCAAATGATTTTTCATTAATCCACACAACATCTGCATCTATATAAATTCCGCCATAAATATATAAAATTAAGTATCTTAGAATATCTGCTTTTCCACAATATTTAGTTTCTAAATCATATACCATTCTATAAATAGGAAAATTCATGAATAATTGGTCAATATTATCTTTATTCCATAAAATATATTGATATTCCGGATTTTTATTTATATAGTCAATTTGGAATGTATCAATCCATATATCAGGGCGCTTTTTGGGTCCAATCCATATTTGGTGTATAATTTTTGGAATCATTATTTAATCTAAGAATACTTTTTTTTCTTGATTGCATCCGGGAGACCATATTTAATATGTTCTGTAACTACCAGCATAAGAGGATGATATATTTCTCCCATGATTTCTAACCATCGGAGTGGATAATTATTTTCTTCCGCCATTTGAATTGGATTTTCATGATAATATCCCGCCGAATTATACCCAGGATGAACAACTAATTCTGGATATTTTTGGTCTAACACATCCTCTATTTTATGTAGTAAAATCTCGGTAAATTTAGTGTTTGGTTTGCAAATTACCCAGCCCATTGTCACTAATTTGTTGTAATGATTTTGAATATGGCGCGCATTGGGTGGATAACCAATTGCCTGTCTATTATTTTCTCTTCTGCCATATATCCAAATATTATCGTCAAATAGCCAATCACCCCAGCAGTCTTGCCAACTTTCTTCTCGATGTTTTATGTCATGATAGCCACCACCGTAATGATGTAGCAAATAGGTTCTCATATAGTCAGATTTATGAACCCCAGATAATAGATCAAATGATTTATGGATTGGATGAGATTGTTTAATTAAACTAGGGAAGTTTTTAGAAGTTATTAGAATAACGGGCACACCTATATTTTCCACAAGTGATTTAAATGCAGCAAACCTATTTTTCGACATTTGCTGGTTATCTACTTTGTAGCCTCCAAACCAGCAAACAAAGATGACTTTGGGAACTCCATTTATAAATTCAATATTATCGAAATTTGTTTTTTCATATTGTTTTAGGAAATTTTCCTGGATAACATCCGCACATATATTTTGATGTGCTTGGAAATAATGGGGTTTATTAAAAGTTTCACTACATAAACATTTATACATTTATATTATATAATGAAAAAAATTTATATTATTTCCGACGAAATTTTAATAAACAATCAGAAATGGATTTGTGACAGATTAAAAGACCAATTTATGCAGTACTATCCTGAGTATATAGTAAAACGACCAGAAGAAGCAGACTACATATGGTATATCGCCCCTTGGAATTATATTAATATTCCAGCGGGGTACACATTTTTAGAATGGCAGGCATTACTGAAAAGTAAAAAAGTAGTCGCAACAATACATCATATTGACACTGATAATCTAACAGCCGGGAAATACAGTCGTCAATTTAAATTTATAAAGACATACGCGAGCCAAATTCACTCTATTTGCCCGCAAACGACGCGAGATATCCAGAAACTAGGAATATTTGATGCCCCAATTGTTACGAAATATTTGTGGGAAAGAGACCCCCAATTTTATTCTGTGGATGAGGAAGAAAAGGCTAAATTAAGAAGAAAATACGGGATTGACGACGATTCTTTTGTCGTTGGTAGTTTTCAGAATGACAAACCGTCGAAAGCCCCTGAAATATTCTTGAATATTGTGCTTGATATGATTAAATTGGGGCGAAAAATAGAAGTGATTTTATCGGGGCGTAATCGCAATTTTCTTACTTATAATTTTGTAAATCTAGAAGTAAAATATCGCTATTTTAGTATGGTTTCTCTCGAGGTCATTAACGAATTATATAATTGTTTGGACTTATATGTTGTTAGTTCCAGATACGAAGGAGGACCCCGAAGTATAATAGAATGTGCATTAACTAGAACACCCGTAATTTCAACTAAAGTGGGGATTGCACCGGAATTCATGGATGCAAATAGTTTATTTGATGTGAATGATTGGATAACTTACCGTAATTCAACGCCAAACCCAGATATTTTAGCCAAGAATATCGCATTTTTAAGAACAGAAGACTATATGGAAGAATTCAGGGCTGCACTATTCCCATAAAATATTCGTAAATTTTGATTGGGTATTTATCAAATGAATATTCGTAATTACCGGATATTACACATAAAATTGCTAAAATGCAGAGTATTTTTTTTATGCTAATTTCAGCCCATAGTATTTGCCGATTATTTGGGTTAATGAGAGTAATATGTTGGCGGTTTTGAATATTATATAGTAATAATCGACCGGTTTTTATGTAAGAGTTCAAGATTGAAATAATTGGGGAGAGTTGTTCTTCTAAATTGGAATTTGGATCCATCTTCTGGAAATTATCCAGAATAATCCAGAAAAGTTCCGAAATAGAGTACTCATCACTATGTAAAGGAGCCAGCAATTTACAAATATGTCCGCTATTGGTCTTTATACTTGGGTCCAATAATGACTTTGCTATTTTACAATAGCGTAGGAATAGATCGTAATTGGAGCGATGATTACCATGATTGCCGATTATGATGCTAGTCGTGTTCATAAGGTATCCATCATTTAATATAGGAGTATGCCAGAAATAGTCAACACTTGAAACTGCAGTTTCGCCATTATTATAGGTCGGATAATTTTGCATTATTTGATTATTGTAAAGTTTTAGGCAGTCAATGATTGGAGGATTTCCAACTCCTAAATCTGTGTCAATTAGTTTAAATGTGTGTAGAAATGTTTTATGAGCCCGGCTAGATTTTTCTATTTGATTCATACAGATTTGGATAGCGTCTTCCTGTAATTCCATATCTTCATCCAATTGGATAAAATATGGAGTTTTACAGCGCTCTCTCATTTGATTATATGCGCGATTTGTGGGGGCGACATTCATAATTACATTGACTAAAACTGGATAATTGGGGTTTAGTTTGTTAATCGATTCCAGTGTGAATTTGAGTTGATGACTCTGAATTGTTATTAGGAAAATTGTTATTTGGATGGTCCCAGGATTCCCATGTATCCATTCTTTGCAGTCATGGATTTCCATTGATTATTTTATATCTTATAAAAAAATATGGAAGATAATATTTATATTATTGGCACTACAGCAATAAATCGACCGGATTTACATAATATTGTTTTACCAAAATGGAAAAAATGGCTACTTGGGGGGTGTAGAGGAAAAATAAAATGGTTTATAAATATTGATATTTTAGAATATTTGAATGAATCCTATGAGAATACTAAAAAAAACTTTGAAATTTTATTAGATGATTCCAGAATAGAACTGATTATATTAGGGCAACAATATGATAAATTCCTAGGAGCATGTAAGAATTTATCGGAAAATATAAAAATTTATGTTGAAAACAGAGGATTAGATAAAAATAATTTAAAAATTATTTGGTTAGAAGATGATTGGGATTTAATAGAAGATCCGCCGGCATTTTCTGACTTAGAAAAATATTGCGGGGGGAAGATGACTCATTTAAATTTATCTGGGATTAAAAATAATTATATTTGGGCACTTGCACCGTCTATTTTATCATACGATTTTTGGATCAGTATATTTTACGAGGCTTGGAAGAATCAACTAATTGATCTATGTCCGGAAAAATCTGTTGGAAACTACTATCAGTCAAAATACTGCAGTCATGAGAATACATCAAATATCATTCTTTTAAGAGAAGATACTGACCAAAAATTTTTAAAAGATATGATTTTCAAAAATACAGAGATATTTTATTTAGATCGGGGGGGTGGTACAGAATCCTCCCCTGGAGTATTATTTATAAAATTATTCCCAAAGATTGCTTTTGACATTGGTATTGAATATATGAAAAGCAAAAATATAACTAAACAATTTGTTAAAAAAAACCGGAATCAGGTTGTTATTGAATACAAAATGCTATAACCTAATAAACAAATTTTTATAATCGCTAAAAAATGTATCAAATAAATAGGGGTTTTGTTCCATTATTATGAATAATAATTTGTCGTCATTTATATTATTGCCCATTTCCATCAATTTTATGAATTCTAAATGATGTAATTTAATCAATTCCATCATAATTTCTTTATGACCGGAGAATATTCCACCTCCTAGGCAATGATGATTATAGACAAATTGATTATTTGAATGCCGGGCAATCCATCCAATTCTTACTTTATCATGGGATGGAGGCTCAATTATTTTATTGGGGGGAATATTAACAATGTGTGATGCACTAAAATCGACCCATGCAAAATAGTCTGTATTGAAATAATTGTTTTCAATGGCGCTTTGAATATAGCCATATCTAGAATTAACGGCAAGAATATACTCGGGAATATCATAGGGTGGATTATTTTTTGCGACATTTTTGCGGATTTTGTCCAATTTATCTGCCATATACAAATTATCCGCCAGCGTTATTTTAATAATTTTTGTTTTATTTAACAAGCCAGCCTCTTCACGTATTTTATGGACATCATTTATTAGCTCTTCTGAACAATATATTACCATGCATTGTGGAATTTGCAGTGTTCCACGAGATTTCTCAATATAGTCATATGTTTGATTTATAGTATTACTTTTTGCTGGACGCTTAATTCGAATATTAAGATATCCTGTTATGATAGTCAAGTTATTTTTTTCTAAAGAATCTGATATTTTTATATAATTTTCTTTAGAATTATCGTTGAATATTTTAAAGCCATTATTTAATAATTTAGCCCAATATAAATTTTCGATATGGGAATTTCTTTTTAAGAAAAAATCGGGGAGTATAAAATTCTTAGTTCGAATAATAGACGACTGTAGAGTGCATTGGAATGGTTTATAATTATTTGGATGATTTTTCTGCTTTATATCTTCTTTTGTTAAATTTTTGAATATTCTATTTGATTTTATTATTCTTTTGTAATAGTCATATTCCATAATTTCCAGTGAAATTGGCTGGGAATTATTCAGTAAAAGCTGGTCATAATCATTTTGAATCATAAATTCGATTGATTCTAAAATTTTCTTCTGATCAAAAAGGATATTTTCATCTAATAAAACAATAAAATCATATTGTTGAATAATATTTTTTATATTATTAAAATCGAAATATGGCTGAAGGTTGGACAATATTATGTCACTATTTTCTCCATAAATTATCATTTTTGATATATCTTATGAAATAAATTTTTTTCAAAAATAAATTTATTACATATATCAAAAAGATCAAATGTTTAGTCTTTTTATAAATTTTAAGCCAGATAATAATCAACCGTATGGTGGTGGAAACATTACAACCTATTATATTCAAAAATATTTCCAGAACAAATACAATAATTTCAAAATAACTTATGAACTCGAAGATTATATTAATATATATCTTATTATTGATCCTTTTAAGGACAATAATTTTAAAAAATATAGTTTAGAAGAAATCATTAATCATCGCAATACTTATAATAAGAAAAATGGAAAAATAATTATTAGAGTGAATGACTGTGATATTACTCGCCCAAATCTACATCCCAGTCGTTCAAGAGAGAAAGCAATAATAAAAAACAATGGTGAAATAAATTATTATATATTCAACAGTCAATTTATAAAAAATCACTATAAAAAATTCATAAATGTTAAGAATTCTGAAGTAGTTTATAATGGCTGTGATACATCAATATTTTATCCACAACCATGCATAAAGCCTCAAAAATATCGCATTGTTACTCATCATTGGAGTGATAATATGAATAAAGGCTATCAAATATATTACGGTTTGTGGAGTTATTTGAAAAGAACTAATAATTACGAATTTGTATTTATTGGGAAAAATGTCCCTGAAATGTTTAAAGAAGTTCCTGTTACAGGTCCATATGTTGGGCTAGAATTATCCAATACAATTCGAGACTGTCAGATTTATATAACGGATTCAATATTTGATTCTTGTCCCAATCATGTTATAGAGGCAATTTCATGTGGATTGCCAATTTTGTTTCGTAAACACGAAGGAGGTGCAAGAGAACTCTGTGAATTATTCCCCAAAAAAATAGGTGAATCTTATTCAAGTTTAGAAGAATTATTTGAAAAATTGGTTATGATTCGTAAAAAATATGCGGAATACAAAGCCAATGTGGATGAATATGCCAAATATTTTGAATTAGGCAAACAAATTTCAAAATATGATGGAATATTTTTGAGTGTTTTATTCAATAAGAAAATGAAAATTGGGGAAATTAAGGCTCGCGGGTCATATACGATTTGTTTAAAAATATCTGCAATAATTGATATAGTTTATACAAGAATTGGTGATAAATGGATTCGCATTATTCCTGGAAAAATATATCACATTAACGCTATTGTTGGAAAACAAGTTATTTATCTCTTTACTAATACAAGTAAAAAAAAAATAATAATAAATACTTTTGATTGTAAGCCATTCTCCAATATAGATAAATATAAATTGACGAATGACAATCTTAATATATTATATTCCGCGGATAGAGCCTATTTCACACCAATGTTCGCATCATTGCATTCCGTTATTGAAAATTCTGGCGGCAAATTGGGGGGGCTTCATTTTAATTTTATTATTCCTATTGGAGATGCAAATTATTTTCAGAATATGATATCGGCATATAAAAAGCCATTTGAGTATTCGATTGTTTTAATTGATAAAATGATTTTGGATAATGAAATCCTGAATTCAAAATGCTATGATGGAGGAAATCATTTACTTAACTTGGGGAATTTTTCTAGGCTAATGATTGGAGAGGTATTCTCTTACCCTAAATTACTCTACCTAGATTCTGACAGTATTTGCAAAATAGATGTGAATTCATTGCTAAATTTAGATATAACAAACAAAATATATTGTTTGAAAGCGGATAAGAAAAATAGCGATAATAAGAGGTCACTTGTTTTAAAAATGGGGGCACTTATTAATGATGCATATGCACGCGAGAATAAGATAAATCTAGAAGAATTCGCCTATTATGGTGCTCCAATTTTGACTGATTGTCGCATTTGGCGAAATGTTTATGCAGAGATAGTCAAAATTATAGCGCTACATAATAAGTCGACAAATGGAATTTATAAATTATTCACGATGAGCCTGCAAAATATCGTATTTTATGGAAAAATAGAGGATATTTATCCAATTATTCGAACATTACCGGATTTAGGTAGCAAGAGGAAAGAATGGACTAAAGAAGATATTAAAAACGCCGGAATATTAGATTGGTCTGGAGTTTATAAGCCCTGGTTTAGTAATGGGCTCTATAAAGAGGAATGGGATAAATATAATATTATTCCTTTTGAAGAGGAAGTGGGTGAAGTTGAGTTTGCGAAAAAAACAGTGGAAAAATTTGTTGGTTAGGATAATGATTTGCAATGAAGATTGGACTAATAAAGCGGAAGTAAATTTATATTTAGATAAACTATTGCAGGAAATTGCACCAGAATACATCCATTTTTTGAAACATAGGACAGTTCCAAACACAACTAAATTCCGCATTGTTTATTGCTGTAAAATGGAGTATTTTATTAAAAAAATGTCGCGAGTTAGATTTTGGGCAATACTTGAGTTAGCGAGACATCCCAATGTTGCAATGTTTTTTACTGGGAAAGGCTGGGCTAATTTTATTCCTACGAAGAGCATTGATCGCCAAGTAGATATTTTCAAACCTAATTTTATTATTTGGTATAAGCCAATGGAATATACTATCAAAAATAGTGGAATTCCAAAATGTATTCGCTATAATGAAATGTGGGATGAGAAATGGACACGAAAAGAGATTGATGGATCTGGGAGCAATCTTATTGTCTGTCATCACCGAAATGACTGGGAAAAATATGTTATGTTATACGAGAATCGTGTTAATAAAAAGTTTATTTATTTGCCACATCACGCAAATCCGGAAATATTTTATAATCAATATTTGGAAAAAGATATTGATATATTAATTGCTGGAGTTGTTAAGGAAAAGAATTACCCATTGAAATACAGGCTTTCAGAATTAGTGAAAAAATATTTAGATACGACATACAGAGTGCATACTTTATGCCACCCAGGGTATAATATTGATGATGCATATACTGATAAAATCCAGAAAGATTTTGCATATTATATTAATCGGTCGAAGCTAGTTATTGCTTGCACATCATCCTATAATTATCGACTGGGAAAATATGTAGAAATTCCAATGTGTGGAGGAGTTATTGTAGGAGATATTCCATATGAAGAAAAAGATGATTTCCAGAAGTTTGTGGTTGAAGTGAATATGGAAATGTCAGATTATGAGATACTAGATAAAATTAGGGGGGTGTTAGAGGATCAAGAACTACTATTCAAGTATAGCTTAATTGGAGAGGTATGGGCGAAAAAATATACAACTAAAAAATACGTTGATCAATTTTATAATCAGTTGCTTTCATATAAGCATCATCCAAAAATTTACATAATTTCTGATGAAATTAGGGAGAATCACCCGGAATTCAAAAATGAGAAGTGGATATGTGATGAATTAAAGAAAGAATTTACGGAATATTTTGGCAAGGAAATTGTTACAATGGACCCAAAGTCTGCGGATATTATTTGGTATCTTGCACCTTGGAATTATGGACATATACCAACTGGGATGGTTCGAGAAGAATGGCTGGGCTTACTAAAAACGAAGAAGGTAGTTTTTACAATGCATCATATAGATGAAGAAAAATATGCTAGAGGCGAATTGGACAAGACTTTTGAATTTATGCGGGATTATGGAACCAAATGGCATGCTATTTGTGGGAAAACATTTGATTTTTTGAAGCCAATGGCGAGAGAAATTCCGGTTGTTAGAGAATATTTATGGGTGGACAGTGAAATATTTTTCGAGATTGAAGATAAAAATAGTTTGCGAGAAAAACGGGGGTTGTCTGGATATATTGTTGGGTCTTTCCAGAAAGACACAGAGGGGAAAACAAATGAGCCAAAAATGTCGAAAGGACCCGATGTTTTTGTGAATATTATGGAGGATATTCATAGAGATCATCCGGATTTGCTGGTTGTTTTATCTGGAACAAGGCGGACTTATATAATCGGCGAACTGGAAAAGAGAGGGATACAATATAAATATTTTGAAATGATTACATTGCATGAACTCAATGAGTTATATAATTGTTTAGACTTATATATCGTATCATCTCGCGTAGAGGGAGGACCTAGGGCAATTGTAGAGGCGGGAATAACGAAAACGCCAATTATTTCGACAGATGTTGGAATTGCAAATGATTTGTGCCCTAGGAAAAGTATTTATGATGTTGAATTATGGGAAAGTTATAAAATGGCGCGCCCTTGTGTTGAAGAATTATATGCGAGGGTGTCTGAATTGGAGAAAAAGAAACAAATATGGAAAATAAAAAATATATTATTAGAATAATGCAAACACTGTTGGTGGAAATAAAAAAGAAAGTAGAGAGGAAAGATTCATCTTTGTATGACCACGTTGCAATCCCAAATATTCCAATTACTGGGGAAACTATCTCAATTATTATGACGGCTTCTAATCGTTCAAAGCAGACCTATTTTACATTGCAAACTATTCAGAATAGTTCGCATAAAGCGATCCAAGTGATAATAGTTGATGATTCAGATGTGGATATCCTTACTAAGAAAGAATTGGAAAGATACCCATTTTATATTGATTTTATATCGATAAAAAGGCAAAATAAGAACTGGATAAATCCGGTTGTGAATTATAATATTGGCTTTGAGTATATTCAGGGCACAAAAATTATAATTCAGAATGCAGAAGTTTGCCACGTGGGCGATGTATTGGGCTATATGGCTGAAAAGATAATCCCGAATAATTATTATGTTTGCGATGTAAGATCCGCAAAATCATCAGGTGCAAATGAGATTATTTATGCTAGTAATATTAGCACAATAGACATTTATAATAATAATTCAATATTTGGGATATGGTATCATGGACGAGACAGAATAATGAACTATCATTTTTTATCAGGAATGACTGCTGACACTTTTAATAAAATAAAAAACTTTAGTTATGATTACACAATGGGAATTTCATATGATGATGATGATTTTTTATTGAAAATAATTGCAAATCAAATTAATGTGGTAAATTTATTTCATGATGAATACCATTTTGGCGGAATTCACTTATGGCATAGTAGATTATCTAGGAAAAAAATAGAGAGTAATAAAAATATATTTATTAGAAAAAAAGAGTTTTATAAAGAATTCGGAAAATATATTGATTTTTTTACGGAAAAAAATGATCCCATTAAAATAGAAATAAATAATGATACAAATTTACTGGAATTGCAGAAATTATTTATAGAATTTACAGATTATAAAATTATGCATTTTTATATAAATAAAAAAAATATGAAAAGTGAGGTAAATTCTTTTCGAAAATGTATTCTTAAAGGTTATTGCTATAAAAATTCTGGGATAAAAATTCCAAAAAATCTTAAGATAAACTTTTATTTTACATAGTAATAATGATAATTAAAAAAATTTAATATTCGGTTTAATAGGTATTTTTTTACTAGAATCCTTATAACAATATCCTTTTTTCATACATTTATAAAATGTATTAATCTCCTTTAAATTATTATCGAAGCTTTTTTTATCGATTTTTATATAAATCTTTTTATTAATTTTAATAATTTCATTCTGAATATCGAATAAATTAGTATTCTTATTTATAATAACTTCGAAAGTATTATTATAATTTTCAAGTATAATAACATTTTTAAAAAAATATTCTCTTTTTTTGTTAAAAGAACGAGTATATGTTTTATCTTTAAAAATTATATTTTTATCAGATTCTCCAATATTATAGTCGTAATTCTTTTCTGGCAATATTTTATATATAGTATTATTCTCATCTAATTCATATATAAAATTAATGTCTTTATGTTTCCATTTTTCTTGAAATATTTTTTGCGTATATGACGTATCCCAAAGTGTAGGTTTTGGTATATATTTCACGGATTCTTCTTCAATGTATGATATATTATTTAATACCAATCTTCTATAAAAATCATCATCTTCATATTGTCCTCCAATAAATCTTTCATCCATAAATCCGACTCTTCTAAATAATTCTTTTCTACATCCAAAAAAGGCAAATCGGAATAGTGCAACAAATCCATATCCCTCATTTATATAATTTAACATTCTGTTAATATCATCTGGTGTTGGTCGAACTTTATAACTACATATTATTACTATTTCATTTTCGGCAGACACAATTGCATGATTCACTAATTTAGAAAATGACTCATAATTTTTTCCTATAAAAAATCGAGAAGTCAATGGTAATAGACTGTTCTTTG